ATTATCAACAGACATTGGTAAATTTGGTCTCTACGAAGGCGAACAGGTTCCACTTGATCATCCATTCATTAATGAAGCAGAATATCAAGGCACTGAGGTTGAATTGAATAAACCCAAAAGAGGTGGTAAAAAGAAATTTTATGTCTATGTAAAGAATGATAAGGGCAATGTAATCAAGGTTCAGTTTGGTGATACATCTGGTCTCAAGGCTAAGATCGATGATCCCGCAGCTCGAAAAGCGTTTTCATCAAGACATAACTGTCCTGCAAAGAAAGATAAAACAAAAGCAGGTTACTGGTCATGCAATCTTCCACGATATGCATCCGAACTTGGCTTAAAAGGAGGAGGAAATTTTTTCTGGTAACATGAGTAAACCATATAAAGAACAAATCAAAGATAATATCAAGTACCGTGAGTTTGATCCTATGATTGAAACTGATGAACTCGTTTGGCATCGTGATAGAGAAAATAGAACCATTACTGTCTTAGAAGGTGAAGGATGGTTCTTTCAAATGGATAATGAAATTCCAAAGGAGATGTGTGCTGGGGATATTCTCGAAGTGAAAAAGATGGATTACCACAGACTATATAAATCTGGCACAACACCACTTAAAATTTCAATCGAAGAAAAGTATATGAAATCATTTAAACAATTTAACGAATCCAAGATCGACGAAAAAGTTGATATAAAGAAAGCTTTGAAGAAAGTTAAGGGATTGTCTAATAAACAAACTGAATTACTTCTTACTTTACCCGCAGGAGTTATAACATCTGTTGTAAGTCAATTGGGAATGCTTGTTGCTGATAATGATCCATTAGAAGAAACTGTTTTAAACACTATAATATCTAAAGCTAAAAATGATATGAAAGAAGATTCTCTAAAAGAAGCATCATACCCAATCGATATTAAACAGTGGCAATTCTCTCATGGTGCAAAGCAACCAAAAGAAAAGGGAAATTGGATATTTGATTATGAAGCAGCTCTAGGCGCTCGAGATGGATCGATAGGATTACAGAAAGATACCTTTATGGCAAAGGCAGGATCGACATTCAGAAATGCCACCAAACAGTTATTCAAGTTCTTACAAAAAGAACTTAAGGTAAAACCCAAAGATGTTAAAATTACACTAGCACCATAAATGGACTCATTTAAACAGTATATATCAGAAAATAAGGGAGGTAAGAATACTCACATGACACACATCGAAGATCGTGTGATCTATGGTGGTGTTACCGGGGCCAGAGAGGCTATCTTTGCTTTAAGATCGATGAGAGATATGTTAGCTGGTAACTCTAGTACCTCTCACGATGTAACTGTTAAATGGGATGGTGCGCCAGCTGTCTTCGCTGGAATCGACCCATCTGATGGGCAATTCTTTGTTGCTAAAAAAGGAATCTTTAATAAAGAACCCAAGGTATATAAATCTGAAGCAGATGTCAAGGCTGATACATCAGGTGATCTTGCAGATAAATTAATAATCGCATACAACGAATTAAAGAAATTAGGAATCAAGGGCGTTATTCAAGGTGACATAATGTTTACCTCTGGTGATCTCGCTAAAGAATCTATTGAAGGTCAATCTTATTACACATTTCAACCAAATACAATTGTTTATTCTATTCCTGTCGATTCTAGTCTCGGCAAGCAGATAGCAAAAGCAAAGATTGGTGTGGTCTTTCATACAACATACGAAGGTGATTCATTCGAAAACATGAAAGCCAAATTCAAGGTTGATATGGCCAAATTAAAGAAGGCTGACTCTGTTTGGTATCAAGATGCTGAATATAATGATGTGAGTGGCAAGGCTACTTTCACCGCGGCGGATACAAATGAAGTTAATAATGCTCTAACAAATGCTGGAAAGATATTTCAGAAGATTGCAGGATCGACTCTCCGCCAGATTGAAAAGAATCAATCTCTTGCACAACAATTCGAAACTTTTAATAATACACTAGTTCGTAAAGGAGAAAGAATAGCATCTCCTACAAAACATGTCAATGATCTGATCGCTTGGTTCGAGGCTAAATTCGAAAAGGAAAGATCACAAAGAAAATCTACAAAGGGCAAAGAAGGAGTCAATAAGAAGGAGAAAGAACTCATGAGTTTCTTCTCATCTAAAAATAGAAAGAACCTTGAACTTGTATTTGAACTTCAAAATGCAATCGTGGATGCGAAACTAATTATTATAAATAAACTAGATAAGGTGAAACAGATGAAAACATTTGTTCGCACCAAAAATGGATTCAAGGTTACAGGCTCGGAAGGGTTTGTTGCTATCGATAAGACAAGTAATGGAGCAGTGAAACTTGTTGATAGACTTGAATTCTCTACAAACAATTTTAGTAAAGATGTAATAAAAGGATGGGAACGTTAATGAAATCATTTAAACAATTTAGAGAAGAGAAGGTAAAATCAGTTGTATTTACATTTGGTCGGTTCAATCCACCTACAACTGGCCATGAAAAACTATTGATCAAAGTTGCTTCTATTGCTATAGGCAATGATTATAGAATCTTTGCTTCTCAATCAGACGATAAGAAAAAGAATCCTCTTAAATATAAAGAGAAGGTTCAATTGATGCGTAAGTTATTTCCTAAGTATGGTCGTAATATCATACTTGATAAGAAGATTAAAAATTCTTTAGATGCTCTTGTATATCTTTATGATGAAGGGTATACGCAAGCAACTATGGTTGTTGGCGCTGATAGAATTTCAGATTTTAAGAAATTGCTAACAAAGTATAATGGTGTAAAGGCTCGCCACGGTTTCTATGATTTTCCAGATGGAATACAAATTGTATCTGCAGGAGAACGAGACCCTGATGCAGATGATGTCTCTGGTATGTCTGCATCTAAGATGAGAGCAGCAGCAACCGAAGGTGATTTCAAAGCATTCGCAAACGGCTTACCTAAATCTTACGGTGATAAATTAGGCGTATTCAATCTTCTTCGCAAGAGAATGGGATTGAAAGAGATGACAAGTTTTCGTAAACACATTGAATTGAAGACAACAAACATCCGAGAAAGATATATTGCAGATGAGGTTTTCCTAGTAGGTGATGAATTCTTAACTTTGGAAGGTAATATTCATTCTGTTGTAGAAAGATGCACAAACTATATTCTTGGTTCAGATGATAAGAAATATTTCCTTGATAAGATTGTTGAAGTAAAACAAGATAAGGAAATTGAAGATCGCAAAGGTTCTCAACCAGCCAAGTATTTTGCAAAAGATGCAGATGGTGATGAGATGGCTAAATCTACAAAACAGAAAAGAGCCGCACACTTTAAGAAGAAATCTACCAAGCCCGCTCCTGGCGATGCAACGGCAAAAACAAAACCTTCACAACATACTAAGAAATTCAAAGATATGTTTGGTGAAAAGGTTGAATATTTTTCTATGCCAGAACTTAAGAAGCATCTGAAAAAAGAATATGGATCAAAGGCTTCTTCTCTTAGAATTTTAAAAGTTGGTGGAGGTGTATCAATCCAAACACCAGGTGGACAGGAACTAGAAAGATATAATAGAGTTCCTAAATTAGGTTACACACTCGCCGAAGACAAAAATCCAGTCGTAGATACTGAAGATAGTGTAGAAGAGGGCGTAAATGATCCAGCGATTTTCAAAGCCGTATTCCTAGCAGGTGGACCTGGATCTGGTAAATCATTTACTGTTGGTCAAACAGGATTGAGTGCTCTTGGTCTTAAACTAGTTAATTCTGATCCTGCCTTTGAAAAAGCAATCAAGAAAGCAGGAGGAGTAATGGAACCAGAGTTTATCTTCTCACCAAAAGGTCAAGAGATAAGGAGAGGAGCGAAAGCACTCACGGGCAAACAGATGGACCTTTATGTCTCTGGTCGCCTCGGACTCACCATTGATGGAACAGGAAAAGATTTCAATAAGATTAAAGGTCAAGCCGAACAACTAAAAGCAATAGGCTATGATGTAGCTATGATCTTTGTTAATACCGATCTTGAGACTGCTATCAAAAGAGACCAGGAAAGAAGTAGAACTGTTGGAGCAAGTGCGGTTACAAAGATGTGGCAAGACGTTCAAAAGAATATTGGTAAATTCCAAGCATTCTTTAGAAATCAATTTGTTGTTGTGGATAATTCAATTGGTTCTAATTGGAAAAAGGCAACAACTGATGCCTACAAAAAGATGAAGAAGTTTGCTGATCAAGAGCCAAGATCAAAGGTTGCTCAAGATTGGATTAAAAGTCAATACGCTAAATCTGAAGGTACAATGGACCCCGAAATGATTAAACTTCTGACTAAAGCAATGAAAGAGATTCCAGGTTCGAAGAATCAGAAAGGTGTTGTTAAGAAATTAAATGCTCTTAGAAAGAAAGCCAAACTTGAGCCAATACCGATTGATGAGGACACAAAGAAAGGTCTTCAGAAGAAAGCAGATAAAACAGGCATTCCTTATGGCATTCTCAAAAAGGTATTTGATCGTGGCGTAGCTGCTTGGAAAACAGGACACCGCCCTGGTACAACCGCAACTCAATGGGGCTATGCTAGAGTGAATTCCTTCGCAACTAAGAGTAAAGGTACTTGGGGTGGCGCAGATAAAGATTTAGCAGCAAAGGTAAGAGGATGATACAATTTAACGAATATTTAGAGATAGGTACAAAACAGATATCTTATAAATACAAGAAAGATACTCCTGGCGAAAAAACAACTATGAAAAGAGAAAAATTTATACCCAAAAATGTAATGGATGAAGATGTGCCTGCCTTTATGGGTGCTCTTGCTCAAGCCGCGAAAGACGGCAAGAAAGATTTTAAATTCGGAGATAAGACCTACAAGGTCAAGTTAAAGAAAGATGTAGCTGATAAGATCACCAAGAATATGGATGAATCAAAGGATTTTGAACCCCATATGATGTATGATCCCAAGACAGGTAAAGAATATAAGGCAGAAAAGCCTGAAGACCATGAAAGAATGGCTAAATTGGGTTATACACATGAGAAGCCCGAAATGAAATCTGAAGCCACAGAATCTGATTATATGAAATTATCAGATAAAGAATTAGATGAACTTCTTACAATTTTTGAAAATGTCCATAGATCAACTTCTAAGGATGTTATGAAAGCATTAAGCTTAGAAAAGAAAAGAAGATCACTCAAAGAAGATCAAAATTTAACACAAAGTAAAAT